CACCGTCCTTGCTAAAAATGAATTTGTTTTCATTTGTTTTGGTAATATTGTAAGGTCCAAAAAATTTAGTTAAGTGCATGGTCTCTGCCATGGATTTTTGATCAATAGCAAATGCTTTTGTTTCTTTAATTACTTTGTTTGTTTGATCAAAATCATGTATTTCAAAAGATAAACTTTCTTGTTGACCATCTTTTTTTATGGTCATTATGTTGTTATCTAATTTCATTTCCATCATATCGAAATTATCAAAGAATTTTTTAGTTTCGCCTATTCTTATACTTTGGATTTTTTGTGTATAAGAGTCTGCATTATTTGGTAAAGCATTTAAATTTTCATCGATTGCATCTACAGGCATTGAACCTTTATGGTATGTGTAAGAAAAATTATCAATGTTCGTAAGTTTTTTTAAATCTGTTAAAAACTCTTTAATGCTGTTACCTAGCATTTCGTCTCTTGGAAATTCTATAAAAACTCTATACTTGCCATCTTGCATTGTGCCTGGAGTTGCATCTGCATCTAAAACTTTTTTAAAACCTTTTTCAGCAAAACTTTCTAAATCTTTTGCTCCTGCCTGTGAATTACATACAAAGGATACAACACATACGTCTTGGTCCTCTCCCATTTTGCTTTTGTATTGATCCACAGAAAATTGTTTTTCAACAATACCTTCTAGATCACCTGCTTTTAGTCCTTCTGCTATCATTAAATATTTTCTTCTTCTGGCTCTTGCACGTTTGTACTGTGTTTGAAGTTTCCTATTAGTTCTTTAGGCATTTTTATTTCAACTACCCATATATCATGTGAATCTATTTTGCCTTTTACAGTGCCCGGTCTGTAGTCGTCTGGTTTTTTAATTGTTCGAGGTTTGAAAAGAATATCTTTTTTATAAGTGACTTTGCAACCTCTATCTAGTAATCTTTTTCCACCCGATGGGTCTGGCATTTGATCTTCTAGCCACATAAATGAACAAGTGACAAAATGACGAGAGTCAATAGGGCCTTCTAAAAGTTCCCCGTCTTCCCAATTTTTGAACACATAAACATCTAGTGCATCTATTACACGTTCAAAATCCTTTAATATACCTAGACTAGGCGATATACTGTATAAAGACTGTACGTTACGGATTATGTTTAAAATATCATGCATGAGTATATTTAGTTCAAAAATGCATAGCGACAATTATGCTATTATTACTTGTAAATGTACTCAGTAAATACTTTTATCAAATGTCTCGAAATACAGACACATCTAAACACAAAATTAACCTAAAGGATTCATATGCTATTTTACAACAGTCTACAACTACGACCATTATATCAAAGAAAATTATGGAGGCAAATGAAGAAAAAACGGGTGTACGACAAAAGAGTAAGGTTGTACATACTAAATCAAAATTGGTTAAAGATAAGAAAACAAAAAGACAGGAGGAGAAGAAGAATTTTAACTAAGATATACAAAGCAAAAAGATCAGCATTTCTTAGACATAGATACGCAAATTTTATTTAATTTTTTAAAAAACTATCAATTGCTTCAGCATAATACTTTTTGTAGTGTTGTTCTAATTTTTCATACTCAACCTGTTCTACTCCGGGTAACACACACTTTAAAACTTTTTTATTCAATAAATCTAATACAACTTTAGATTTTGTCATTTTTCCAGCACCAATTTTTTTCTTGCTTAATTCAACCACTTCGTCAAATTTTTTATCAGGTTTCTGAATATAGTTGACAATAAGATATCTTTTTTTACTATGTTTAGTACCCATTATGCTATCCAATTCCATATTGCTCTTAAGGCCAATAGCAAATACATTAGTTCCATTAATGCTCTTGGAGTGTCGCCATCTTTGATACCCATATAAATCCATATAGAACAACTGCATGTAGCAATCGCCCAACCCATCCATTGTGTTTCCACATTGGCATTTGATAGTATAAATGCTCCTATCATGGCTAATAAAAAGCCCGTCCATCTCCAACCATCAATATCTTTGTAGTATCTAATTTTCATTCTACCACCAACCTAATATTCTTCCATTACCTATTATTATCATACTGCAAGTGAAAATGTGTAGAACTACCCAAAAAGTTCTAATTAGAGCAACTTGTTTATCGTAAGGTCGTGTTTTCTTATCTGAGAAACTGCCTAGGGCATACAACCAAACTTTTAACCAATTACGCATTTTGCAGTCTTGCTAGTTTTATCATAACACTTGCTAGATTTATTTCTGGATCTGCAACAAATGAATGATCAACTAGTCCTTGTTTGATTATTAGTATTGCTTTGTCTTGAGAGTCTTCGTCTTTGGATATGATTTCCAAGTTGTCATACAACCATCTAAATATTTCTTCACACTCTTCTGGTCTTGCTTGAGCACACACCAGTTTCCTTGCTTCATTTATTTTGCCTGCCTTGAATAGTTCAACCATTTTTAATCTGTAGTCCTGTTGATGTGAATCACCTTTAGCTGGCGCAACAAGTTTGCCGTCTCTGGTATTCATTTGTACCATGTTAATACATTTTCTCAGATCCGGGTATGTAGCTTTTACATATGTGTCTAATGTGTCTATGTCCTGTTCAACTTTTTCTTCTATTAGTATAGTGGCTACTCTAGCTGTAAATTCATTTTTGTCAATTGTTTCAATGTGAAAGCCTTGACATCTTGAATGAAGTGCAGGTATGACTCTGTTGGGATAGTTGCAAGTTAAAATAAATCTAGCTGATGTATGATACGTTTCCATCACGCCACGTAAGGCCGCTTGTCCGTTTGGAGTTATATAGTCTGCTTCATCTAGTAAAACATACTTGAAAGCACCAAATGGCATGATTTGCACAAAATTTATAATTTTATCTCTTACTGTGTCAACACTGTTTTCTCTTGAAGCATTTATTTCAAGTATGTCGTATGCATCTACTTTTAACTCTTGAAATAATATTTTAGCCAATGTAGTTTTACCCACACCCGGAGCACCAGAAAATAACAAGTGAGGAATAGCACCGTCTTTTATCCATGCTTGTATTTGCTGTCGTTGTTGATCATCTCTGACTACATAATCTTTTAATGTATCAGGACGATATTTTTCTACCCAAAGTTCTTTCATATAATATATTTTTTGTATCCTTCCAATTGCTAACAGCATAACACGAACCACGTGCTTGGTCAATGATTACCTGTTTTAAAGGATAATCATTTCCATGCGTGTTCATTGCATCACCAAAAAAATGTAATGTATCATTTTGATCAAAGTCCTTGATAATCTGACTTTTGTTTGCACCCTTAGGAGCAATATCTATTCCTGTTTCTCCACCAACAGTGGCCTCTAACTCTGTAAACAGTTTATTAAATTTTTTGGAAATTGTTTCACGTTCCTTATTTGCAATATCCCATTCACGATATTTTGCACGTTGTTTTAGTGTGCATTTTCTACCTACTACACTGAAATTTAACATACAAGCACGTTGCTCTAGATGATTGCCTGTTTTTTCATTAAACTCACTTTCTTTTAGACAGGATTGCAAAAATTCACTTGCCCTTTGAGGTATGATCCAATTGTCACGTCTTATGTTTTGATTTTTTTCCCAAACATCACTGCCTGAACAGTTGTAAACACGTTTGGCTAAATTGTAAATTTGTTCACCAACTTGTTCTATGGTTTTTTGTTTGTCACTGCCTGTGATTAGATATACATGATTTTCTCTACAAAAATTTTTAAAAAAAACAGCAAAGTCTGAATCTATTGTTTGACGACTAGGAGTAAGTGTGCCGTCAACGTCAAATATAAATCTTTCCATTAACTTTGTAAGTAATTTAAAAATAGAACCAAACTGTAAAACAATAAACCAATAAGTCCTAATCCTGTCATTGCTTGTTTCACTGTTCTAAATGCTTTTGCTTTTTGTGATATTTTCATTTTTCCTCCTAATGTAACATTGCTTGTAATACTGCCCAGTGTGCCACTATGCCACTGGTATCCAATTTGTAATTGAATTCTTTGTCTATGTCTCTTAATAACTTGTTAACTTTTGCCATTGTAAGTCCAACCCTTACAGGAATTTGTAGTGCGTAAATTGTTTTTTTGTTTTTCTTTTTGGCGGCTTGTACTCTATGCCAACCATCTGCTAACACATAATATCCTGAATCTTTTATTGGAGTAACTAGTATAGGCTGGTCACTGCCTTCTCTAGCCAGTTTTGCAATCCATTTTCTTTTTTCTGTATTAAGAGGCCTTTCAACTCCTAGGCCCAATTCTGCAAGTGTAACTAATTTTTCGATTGAAACATGGCAGGGTATAGGTGTGTAATTATTTGCCACTCTTTTCCTTTTGGATAAGGTGCTTTTCTTAGTTCCCAATCTTTTACGTTGTTTTCTTTGTGCCATTCGTCTACGCATTTTGGACCACAAAAAGGAATAATTTTTCTATGGTCGAATTTAGTATAGTATAAACTATCGAACCAGTAAACGCAAGGATAAAAGTTGGTTGCACATTTACCACATGTGAACTCTGTCATTTTTTGGATTTTTTATAGAGGTGTATAGCCGCAGGTGGTGGTGTTGGTTTTTCTGTCCAACCCACAACAGGTGCAATTACTATGAAAAACAAAAACCAATATGCTGTTCCTATTTGACTTAGAAGCACAAAAGGTTGCTCTGCTGGCATGGCTCCACAGTACATCAATAAGAAAAAGTCTGCTACCAATATCCATACAAACTGTTTCCAGATTGGTCTGTAAATTGAACTTCTAATTTTACTAGTATCTAACCATGGTAGTAAACCAATTATACCGATTGCTGACACCATTGCAATGACTCCACCTAGTTTGTCAGGTATTGCTCTCAGCACTGCGTACCAAGGTAAAAAGTACCACTCAGGCACAATGTGTGCAGGTGTCACTAGTGGATTGGCTTTTATATAGTTGTCAGGGTGTCCAAGATAGTTTGGCATAAAAAATAAAAATGCCGCAAATATCAAAATGAAAACTAAAAATGCAAATAGATCTTTTGTTGTGACATAAGGATGAAAACTTATTGTGTCTCTGGTGTCTTTGGGTTCAACACCTGTTGGATTGTTTGAACCTGTCATGTGTAAAGCAATTACATGAAAAACAACAACACCTAATATTACAAACGCAATAAGCCAGTGTAACACATAGAATCTGTTTAGTGTTGGATCGTCAACTGCATATGCACCCCATAACCAATATGTGATTGTTTCACCAACATATGGTATGGCACCAAATAAACTTGTGATAACAGTTGCTCCCCAAAAACTCATCTGTCCCCATGGTAGAGTGTATCCTAAAAATGCAGTTGCTACCATTAAGAAATAAATTATCAATCCTAAAATCCACATTAGTTCTCTAGGTGATTTGTAAGAACCAAAATACAATCCGCGGAACATGTGAATATACACCGCAATAAAGAAGAACGATGCTAGGTTCATGTGCATGTACCTTATCAGCCAACCATAGTTGACATCACGCATAATTTTTTCAACACTGTCAAATGCGTCTGTGGTGGACGGTTTATAATGCATTCCTAATATTAGGCCTGTGATTATTAAACCCAACAAACAGAATGTCAATATTGCACCAAAACTCCAAAAGTACGACAAATTTTTTGGCACTTGGAAATCCAAGTACTCGTTCTTGAACATTCTAAATATAGGAAGTCTGTTGTCTAGCCAACCTAATACGCCTTTAAACGGTGATGTGTTTTCTGAAACTTTGTTTGTGTTTACTGGTTTATATTTTTTTTCTTCTTCCATACATTAATCATTACCTGGCAATTTTGTCATTTGTTTTGCACCACCCATGTTAATGTAACCAGCCTTTGATGCAACTTCATCCCCAGGATCATTTTCTGAAACAAGAAGAATGTCGTTTTCGTCTATCATTCTCACTTCTAATTCAGTGTGTTGCTTTTTGACTTTGAACGCTCTTGACCATCTTCCATGTGCTACCATAACCCATTCGCCAACTTTTACATCTTTTTGTTGACTGCCAACAGCATACACTTTGGCCCATCTTGGGTGAATACCGTGATCTGATCCATCATCGTCGGGCATAATAATTCCGCCTTTGGTTTTTATTTCACCAAATTTCATGTGCGATACCAATACTCTTTTCTTTAAAGGTACAATGTCATTTTCCACGGTCCATGTTTTTCCACCGTGTGATCCAAATCCTTTTGCTTGTAAGTCTTCTATCTGTCCCATTTTTATATTATATTAGTTTCTTTGTGTTTTGTCAATGTTCTATTAAACTGTGGTTCTAATAATTCTGCTAATTTTTCATGCCCTTTTACTCCAGGGTGACCGCCATCTATGGAAACAAGTTCAGGATTTTTCAACACATAGGTATCGTATGCGTCACCGTCAAAATTATAAAAATGTTCTTTGTCAATTTGTGCTTTAATTTCCAAAACTTCTCTATCTTTGCTATTGTGTTCACTTCCACAGCCGTTATACATAAGATAGGGTATATTATTCAATTTTAACATTTCTTGTGTCTGTAAAATAATATTATATTGCCTAAATTCAATATGCTCATCATAGGCCAAAGGTCTGTTTTTTCTCTCATTGAACTCAATCATCATTCTTGATGCATTGTACTCTGTACGGCCAAATAAAGATCTATGATTAGGTATTTCTCGATATTGCGTAAATTCACCTTTGCTATCGTTTATATTCCAACTCATGTATTCGCGTCTAAAAGCATGAGTCCATCCTATCAAAACAAACATGTTTTTTTTATCATTTTGCTGAATGTAAGTTCTTAAAGTTCTTGATATTGCTTCATTGCTATTACCATTACGGGCAAGATCAACATATTCAATACTTTTACTTTTTGCTAGATGGTAGCCTGCACTTTCATACGCAGGTACTTTTACAGATGCTAATCCTTTTTGTGCAACTGGTTTATAGTCGTCCATAACTTTACTGTTATAACCGTGTGCAAAACTACATCCACAGTTTATTAGTTTCATGAACTTACTCTATACCGTCAAGTGCGGCGTCAATGCCTGATTTTGTTGCTTTTGATTTTACTGGTTCAACTTTTTTTGTTACTGCTGGTGCAATTGGCTTAGGTTGTGGAGCCATTTTTTGTTTAGGTGGTGGAGTTTTAATTCTTGGATTGTCCTGAGCCCTGCCTTTAGGAGTTTGGTAATATTCTTTCATTACTTTTTCCTTAGGTTTAACTATTGTGCCACTTGGGCCTAAAACGTCACCTCTTGCATTCACTCTCATGTTTCCTACTGCTTGAACATTTTCGTTAGCGCCTCTTAATTTTTCTATGTCTACCATACGCCCTTGCATGGTTCTATACATTTTTCTTCTTGGTGCTCTGCTTATTGGCATAATATTATTCTCCTATTTATTTTACTTATCATCTTAAAAATTCACGATAATCTAAATTATATAACAATGGGTTTATTTTATGTACTCCTATCAAAAACAAACAAAAACTGCTAACTGATGATCCTCTTCCTACACCCCATACTACATTATTTGCCCTTAGTGTATCTACAAAATAAATTAAAAATTGCAATACTTTCGAAAAACCTTTTTGTTCAAAAAGTTTATATTCTATTAGTACTCGATCTCTTTCTTCTTCAGTGTTGGTCTTGTCTAACAAATATTGTTTTACATCTAAATTTGTGTATGATTCGGGCATACTCCATTGGTCATAGTTTGCTTTGTCAAAATCATTAATTGATTGTTTGTGTGCAATAATATTTGGTAATCGAGGAAGATCAATCTCTAATTTTTCTAGTGCTTGATTGTATAGACTTGATTCAATTTGTATTTTTGAAATATCTAGTTTTGGATTTTGATAAACAAGATCTATGACAGCGTCTTCACTGTACACACAATCACCATAATCATTTATTTTTATGTTTGTCACCATCTAAAACCTTTGGATTAAATTCAAATATTTTAGCATGTTCTTGGTGCTCAGTGTCAATCTTTTCTGGCTCACTGTAGTTGTGCCATCTATAATGGCCTGTATAAATTCCTTTGTCCAAAATTTTATCATAAGTTGCTGTGTCCGATCTTAACCACCATGGATCAAACTTATTATACTTGGTTGGAAACCAATTGTCAACGTCTAACAACTGTATTTCTGGTCCTTCTTTTACAATACTGTATGTAATACCATCGCCTTGGTAACTGCTCAGTTCTAGTTCTTTGACCACAATTTTGCCTTCTAGTACAGCGTTTGATTTAGTAAAGCAAACTGCGGCCATTAATTGATCATAAGGCTGTCTTGGTAATTGAACAAATCTATTGTTTGTTTCTTTGTCTAAAATTTTATAAAGTTTTTCTTCCTTACTGGCAACGATTGTATTAGCAAACACATTTTCAAAAAGCAGTTTTAGTCTTTCGAAATAATTTGCTTGTTCTGGTAAATCTGTTGTTAAAGGTGTTATGTGTAATTTTATAGAGTATTCATTATTAAACAGTTCATTGTCCACAACAATGATACTCTTAAACTTTGTAGTCCAACTAAATCTTTTTTTTGACACGTAGTAATTATTATTCTACGTTTATCAATTCGCCAAGATCTGGCTCGCCTCTATTTTTTTTGTTTGTGTCAATCCAACCTTTGAGTCTTTTCTGTTTTAAGGTTTGTTGATAAGATAAAAGTGCTTTTTGTAGTTGCCCTTGAAGGTCAGGATTTCTTCCGAATCTTCTTGCACTGGCTAATTTTTTGGTAAGTTCACGAATCCTGTTTCCAAGATCTTCTTCCTTCATGTTGTCTAGTTCTTCTTGTAGGGGATGAAAGTACATTGGTACCTCCTAACTATTATGAGTGATAATCACCTAATTGGTGCATGTACACAGTTGTTCCGGCATCAGTGGTCATAAACTCCCACATGTATCTGCCAACTCCTGGATTTACAGTAACTGACGAACCATCTGCGCCTGTAACATTAGTTGCTTTTCTTACAGCACTTGGTACTGTAATTGCTGTTACACTTGCTCCAACAGTCGCTAGTATTATGATTCTTCCTAATCTTCCTGAAGTTGGAAAATTACTAAAAGCTAAACTACAATTACCAGTTATACTTGCAGTTTGAAAATTACCGTTTTCATGATTTAAAGTTAATGTACCGCTTGACACTGTGCCCTGAGCATAAACTATTTCTGCTGAATCTTTTGTGGCCATTCTTGATACAATGTTATCTGAAAAATCGGAAGCCGCGTTAGTTGATGCTTTATTGGCCTGTAAGTCTGTTATTTCTGAAGATGCAGTTGTAAAATTATTTTTTACTGCTGTAAAATTGTCTCTAAAACCTTGTGAGGAATTGTCCTGTCCTGCTATAGGAAAGGTGCCATCTATATTACCTGGTACTATTGAACTTGCCATATTTTATTACGTCCTTTTAAACGCTACGTATTTATCTCCAATTCGTTCCACACGTATCTTACTTGTAGCAGAAGGAGCATTGGTAAATGTAATTGTAGTTTTTTTATTACTAGTATTGTGAGATAAACTGAATCCCGGTTCGTAATCTGCTGATCTTGTTAATGAATCTGCTGATAGATATGTAGGATCAAGCGTGTTATCCGCTGTGACTTGCTGTCCATGATTTAAAACAGTGGCATTTTCTCTTAACCTAATTTCCTCTTCATTTACAATTTCATTCATAGTAAATGTCACTGTTGAGCCGTCAGGTGTAATTGTGCCTGTATCTATTAAATTGATATCTGTCGTGTATCTATCTATTTTAAAATTTATTTTCTTAAAGTCGATCAGTTTATCTTGTATTCTTTTTTTGACAAGTCCTGATTTACCCACTTTACAGTATGCTATAGCTACTGCCATTGTGTAACCTAAAGGCACACCTGAACTATCTTGTGCTGTTCTCATCCATAATGGTAAATGCACAAACTCTTTTTCTCCAAGTTCTTTTATGTGAGCCCTCATGTCCTTGATTACTTTGTTGGCTGGATCATCTTGCATTTCAAGATATACCACTTCATATTTTGTAGTGCTATTTTGTTTTGCCACAGCAGTTTTTAAATTACCAAAATAGACATCGGTCAATGGATGTTTTGTTTCCATCTTGTTTTGCAATGTGGTCAAAGTTTGATGTTGTAAACCTGCAACCAATAACATATCAGGAGTACTTCTTATTCCAAAATTAGGATCTTCTGGTCTAAAAATATTTTCTACACTGTTGATATTAGGATCCTGTGCAATGTTATAAAAAAGATCACGATCGGTTTCTGGAACAAGTCCTTTGGCAGTAAGACTACCATATTCAACACTGTAAGGTAAACTTACTGAAAGGGTAAATTCTTTTGTTGAAGCAACTGTTTGATACTGATCACTAACTGTAACTGTAAAAGTGTAATTTCTATCTATGCTTAAAGTGTTAGTATCAAATGTAATTTCGTTACCGTCAATTGTTGTAAATTCTGTTTTGTCTATGGTTCCGATTAAGTTTCCTGTTCTCGAAAGAGTAAGACCTGTGGGCAAACTGCCTTCTGTAATGTAATATTCTAAAACTCTATTAGTCTCTGCGGCAGTGGCTTCTATAGATAATAAAGTAGGAAATCCTGCGGTGACTGTGCCAAGCTCTGGAGATGTTGTAAAATTAACACCTACATCAATCTCACCTATTACAGTCATAGTAAATGTACGTTCTGAAAATACAGTTAGTCCGTCAGTAGGAGTTCTTGATGCACGTATTGTAAAACTGTAATTTACTGATACCAAACTCTGTGTTGGTAAAGTTCCAAATATTTCGCCGTTGTTTGAATTTAAAGTTAAGCCTGTCGGTAGAGATCCTGAAACAATTGAATAATAAAAATTTTCTTCTAATGAATCTGGATCTGTAACATCAATTTTTATTGCAGTCCTGTTGTCATGCCTAAATGTGCCTAACGCAGAAGGTGTAGTAAAAATAGGTCTTCGGAAACCACTTAAACTCATAATCAAAGGGAATCCTTCGTATGTGGTTCCGTCTATTGTCAACCTAGTGTTGTCAACTTTAAAAAAATCAGCGGTGTATACAAAAATACTATTAACCTGTTCTACGGTAGATGATCCGTCTGATACCCGTACAGTAAATTCAAAGTTTTCTGCTCTACTTGAAGTTTTGGTGCTAGAGTCATCTCCAAAAACGTTAAATCTTTGTTCGTCAGTGAGTTCTACCTGTCCATAGACTAGACCTGTTGTGTTCATTTGCACTCCAGATGGTAAAGAACCTGATACGATATCATATACTAAACTTTTTCCTGTTGCTGTATCTATGTCAGATGCTTGTATTTGATATTCTATGTATGCTCCATCTAAGACCCATTTAAAACCAACCCTTGATGAATCACTTAAATCTAGTTGTCCTGACGCTGTAGAAAAGGTTGGAGCGTCTTGTCCTTGAACTTGTAAATTGAAACTTCTATCAGCAACATTATTGCCATCGGAGGCTCTTACAACAAAAGTGTAAAGAGCTCTTGTTGGTACCTCCGTTGGCACACCTTGCAGAACGCCTCCGCTAGTAAGTTCAATTCCTGTGGGTAGAGTGCCTGCTATTTTGGAATAAGTTAAGTCATCGCCATCACTATCAGTTGCTGATAATGTTACCGAATAAAAATCACGCTCGTTAATTACTCCTAACAAGCCTGCTGTTGTTTGCCAGACGGGTGCGGCCATATTGAACTTACTCCTTTACAAGGATATTTATCGTGGTTTTAAATATTAAGATACAGCGGACGTGAATGGCGTAGCAGGGTCGGCTCCAGCAGATACTCGCATTTGACCTTTGACTGCGTATTTGTCTGCGGCTATGTCAATTAATGTAACTGTGTCACCTATAAGCCCGCCTTGTGTGCCACTGTTAAGTGTGATCGTGTCAGATTGGGCAACTGTTGGAAAGGCCGTTACTGCTGTACCATCTTCATCTAGATATTGTACCTGGCCTGAGAAAGTATTGTTGGCATCCGGTGCTTGAATTTTGTATGTTGTTGATCCGCCCATTGCGACACTTACTATAAATTCGTAAACATTACCTGAACCTGTTGCGTCAGGCATTGTTAAAACAACATTAGCATTTCCACCAACTTCACCAAGTAAAAGTGTTCTTCCTGCGTGTTCTGTTTCTGTAACACTGTCCGTTGCTGTAAATGTGTGTATTGCTTTTTTGAAAGATCCAGTCAAAGTCAATTGAGCAGATGTTGTTACTGCTCCAGTGCCGTTAGTTTGTAAAACTAAGTCTTCATTAGTAGTGATTTGTATTATTTTTGCACCTGTCGCTAACAACAGTTCACTGCCAACTGCAACATCATTAGCGGATAATTCATTTGTCACAGCAACATAGTTTCCGCCCAAAGTTATAAGACCTGTGCCATCTGGAGTGATGTTTATACCACCATTTGTATTTGTAGATGAAATAGTATTTGCGTCAATTCTAATATTGTCCACATTCATTTGTCCTGTTGTGGTTTGTGTTCCTGCGTGTGTTATTGGACCTGTTAAAACAATTGCGCCTGTACCTGCAGGATCTATGGTTATGTCACCATTAGAGTTGCTTATAAATGTATCTGCATTTACAGTGCCTTGCACAGTTAAAGTTCCGCTTGTTGTAAGATTACCGCTGATTGTTTGATTTCCATCTGTAGTGATATCGTCTGTGGTTAAAGTTCCAACGACTTCTGTATTTGCACCAAGTAAAATAGTTCCTGAACCACCTGGATTCAAAGTCAACACTGCACTTGACGCTGTTGTTATTTCAGAATCATTAATGGTGATGTTGTCTATTGAGACATTACCTGTCATTGTTGCGGCATTAATTGTTGGTGATGTCAAAGTTTTATTTGTTAAAGTCTGTGTATCTGTTTTTGTTACAACTGTGCCAGTATCTATTGCATGTGTGACTGTGTTGTTGCTTACAGATGTGCTAATACCTGTGCCACCTGCAAAGTGCAAAGTTTCTGAATCCAAGTCAATTGACAACACAGTTGAATCATCTGCACTGAAATCTAAATCTTGTGCTGTAACCTGTGCATCAACGTAAGTTTTAATTGCACCTTGTGTGGCTAATAATGTTGCACTTGATCCCAAACTACCGTTATCTATACCAGTGACTGTTGCTCCTGTTGCCAATGCCAAACTGGTAGAAGAAGTTAATGCACCTGACACTGTGGCAGTTCCATCAACAATTAATCCATCGTTTACATTTATTATTGTTGAATCACTTGAGGAAATACTTGTGCCTTTAATTTGAATTGCACTGATACTAACATTTCCTGTGCCGTTTGGCTGTATATTAACATTGCCATTGGTTTTGTCAGTTGTTATTTGAAAGTTATTGACATCAAGGTTAGCCGCTAATTTTGGCGCTGTGTCATGTTCTAAAATAGTAGAAGCATCAGAATCAACATAAAGTTCTGTGAAATTGTCGTTGATTTTATCAAAGGCTGTTCTTAACGGATCACCTGTTCCGTCATTAGCCGTGGTACCTATATTGATTGTTTGTCTTGCCATTTGCAATATTTATTGTATAATTCTACAAACCTAATGTAAAAAATTACACATTTACAGTAATTCTTTGAAACTTATATACAATTGAGTCGCTGGTAATTGGAGTAACTCTAAATCTAACACTGCCGCTGTTAATGTCAGCACTGTAGACACCAAGTGTGTCTGTATAATTTGTTACGGAACCAAATGTTGCAATATAAGCGTTGGTGCCATCATGCGTGATATTGGCTTCAAATATTTCAAATCTACTGTCTGCTGTGTTGGTTGCTGACACAACGTATTTGGCACTTCTAGATGCTGATGCAGTGAAAGTGTCAATGTTAGCAGTGGTTGAAGAACTTAAAGTTGTAGTGCCGTCTGCTATGGCAGTGTTATTTAAAGTAACACCAGCAGTGGCAAAACTTAAAGTGCCATTGCCGTCTGTTTTTAAAAATTGACCATTTGATCCATCTGAAGTTGGAAAAGTAAATCCGCTTATGGATACACCACCTGATCCATTACCAGATAGTTCCAAGTTTGCATTTGTAGCATTTGCTGATATTTCATTATCACTCAAAGTGATCCCATCAACTGTGATACTTGTATTTGCAGTCAATGTAGTAAACACACCTGTAGTCGCTGAACTTGCTCCAATTGTTGTGCCATCGATGGCTCCGCTGTCTATGTCTGCTTTTGCCATAACAACTTGTCCAGTGCCAGATGGAGAAATTACAAGATCATCATTAGTTTGTATTGCACTAATTTCATTGTCTTCTATTAACACTTTTGAATCAACAGTAAGTTTGTTAACAATTACTTGTCCAGTACCTGAAGGAGTAATGTTTATATCTTCATTTGTTCTTGTTCCTTCGATGTTGTTGTCGTCTATTTGGATAGCAGGAAGAACAACCTTACCTGTTCCACCAGGACTTAATGTTATATCTGCATTTGATGGTGATGTTATAGTAGATCCAATAACTGCCAAATCACCCAAAGCACTTGCAGAAAGTCCTGTTAATCCACTACCATCACCTGTAAAACTTGTGGCAGTAATTGTGCCGTCTACAATTAAACCTTCGTTAATATTAACAATTGTTGAGTCATCGGAACTGATACTTGTACCATTAAAGATTAATGCTCCTGCTGTTACACTTCCTGTACCAGAGGCATTTAAAACTAAATCATCATTGGTTCGTGTTGCTTGTATTTCATTGCCTCTAACAGTGATACCACTTGCTAACAGAGGAGAATTATAAAGTTCAGTAAAGTTTTCGTTGGTCTTAACCATTGCGGCTCGTAATGTATCACCTGTGCCGTCGTTTGCTGAACTACCTACATTTAAAATTTGTTGTGTCATACTTTATATATTTAATAATTTCTTTTGAATTTTTACTGTGTGATCTTGAGTGCCTGCTACTTCTCCTCTTAATCGCACATTGTCACCACTTATGTCTGCTGTAAATGTAACAAGATCTGTTGTCTGTGTGCCTACTTTTCCAAATATACTAGCATAAGCAACTGATCCATCGTGTGTGACATTTATATCACAGAATTCAAATTTGTCGTCATCAGTCCTGTGCGTTTGCACAAGATATTTTACTGATCTCTGTTCTGTTTTATCAAATGAATCTAGTGTAGTCAAACTACTACTTGATCCATTTCCTCGAAGTAAATTTATTCTGTATGCGTTTATTGTGAAACTAGATGTTCCATCAGTTGGTAAGGCTTTCAATCTTGCACCGCTTGAATAATCAGCAGTAAAGTCTAACAGAGCACTGCTTGTAGTTGAAACCTGCGGAGTAGCACTAATATAAGAATCACTACCGTCTGTAACCATTTGTATCTCTGTGATGCAACTGTCATTACTTCCGTCTTTTTTGCCTACAACTATGTAATGTGCTCCTGTGAATGTTGAATCTGACCAGCTATCAATGACCTTTTCATTACTAATTGGTGCTTTTAATTTAATTGCAAACGCCTGCACTGTTGTTGAACCACCTGAAGTAGAACTGGCTTTTACACTTACAGTTCCGCTTGATATTGTGGCAGTAATTTCTAACATGTCAGTCCCTTTACTGCTGACATTTGGACCTTGTGATACAAAAACATTTGTACCATCAGTGACAACCATTGCTTCACACATAAAATTTTCAGTGGAACCATTTTGTCCTGTGATTACATAATGAGCCGCATCAACATCAACGCTTGAAAAGGTATCAAAGGCTGTGGCAGTACTAGAAACAGTGACATTACCTACTACCTTTCTTGTGCTATCTGAATTTGCCTCATTTGATTCTGAATCACCAAATGCTACTACTCTGTTGACTATTACTTTGGTGCTACCACCTGCTGTGGCCGAACCTCTTAATCTAAAGGCACTACCAGAGATGTCTGCTGTCAAATTTATTAGACTGTTGTTGCCTGAGAAAAATTCGTTGTATGTGGTGATGTATGCGTTGGTTCCGTCATGGGTAACCAATGCTTCAATGTTGCCCACTTCGCCTGTGGATTGATTGTTCACTGTGATGAAATATTTTGCTCCTACGTGTGGGCTATGTGTTATACTATCAAGTGTCACTGTAGCACTATCTATAATTGATACATGCATAATGTCATTCACTAAACCAAGTTCACCAACATAGCCAGTCGAGTCACTGTCTCCTAAACCTATTCTGTAGAATGCCATAGTGTTTGCAGGTGTTACAGATGATCCGTCATTGTCTGTCATTCTCAATCTAACAGTGCTGGTACTGTCGCCTGCACTAACAATGTCTGCATCAAAAGTTGGATGAACGTCTGTAGAATCTGTGCCAACAATGCTGGAATGTGTTGTAAATGCACTGCTTAAATTATGTAGGACACTGACTTTGCCAGTTTCAAAACCTGAGTTTGCAACGTCTTTGGTTAACACATAGTATAAAGCACTGTCATATTCACCAACTGTAAAACTGTTTACAGTTTTTGTTGCGGCCGCATTGCCAATAGCAGTTCCAGTACTAGTGACATGATCTATTACTGTTTCTGTAGTCGCGGCGGCAGTTGTTGCGCCAATTATACTTACGTTATCTCCTGTGCTAGATGATTCATTGTCAGATAAAAGTATTCTATACATTCTAACTTTTGTGTTTGGTGTAAGTGCCGCGGCACTAAGAACTACGTTACTGCCACTGATTGCCGCAGTCAAAGTTAAAAGATCATTGTTTCCAGTGTTGACAACGTTAAATGAACTTATGAAGGCGGCACTGGAGTTGTGTGTCACCATTGCTTCGATATTACTAACTTCTCCGTTATCAGTATTTTCTGCACTAATATAATATTTTGCACCTCTGTAACTTGCATATGCCCATGTGTCAAGTGATTCACTTGCACTGTCAACATCAGCATTTACAATAGTTGTAACATTACCAGATGATGTGCTTGAATCATTGTCACCAAGTCCAATTCTATAGGCCTTGAATGTGTTTAGTGCTGAAGGGCCTGTGCCATCTAATTGTGTAAAAGTCCCGTTGACTTGTGTGTCAACAACTATATGATTGTGTGTTGTGGTTCTAACTAAATTTGACTGAGAAACAACAGTGTCAATTGTGGAAGCGTTAATCTTACCTCTAGCCAAAGAGTATTTGGCAACTGAAAATCTACTGTTAGTTTGATCTTTTGTTACTGCATGGTACCATACACTGTCATATTGAGTAGATGTAAATTTATCTAATGGAGTACTTGATGCAGGTACAATTTCGTGTGCAACAACAGCAACATTTGCATCAACTGTAGTAGTGCTTCTAAAACTTATGTCTTGGGTTGTATCTTGGAAAGTTGACACTCCAAGGATCAATGGTGATGTTTCAAAACTTAAAGTTTTACTTCCATTTGTCTTTAATATTTGTCCTGAACTTCCATCACTGCTGGGTAATGCAAAACCATTTACTTTTACAGATCCACTACCACTACCTGTAAAAATCAATTTGTCATTGGACTGTGTGGTTGTTATTTCATTGTCAGTAATTTGTATTCCTGATGTTGACAAAGTGGTTGCACTCAAAGTAGTAAACGATCCTGCCGCTGGAGTTGTTGCACCAAGTGTAGTCCCGTCCACTGTGCCATTGTTTATGTCCACCTTTGACAGTCGCACACTGCCAGTGCCTGACGCATTTAAAATAATATCATCATTAGATCTTTGTGCAGTTATTTCGTTGTCTTTTATTTTTAAACTAGAGTCAATTGTTATACTTGTAACATTTACTGCTCCACTTACACTTGCAAACAAATTTATGTCATCGTTTGTTCTAGTGCCTTTGATATTGTTGTTTTCAATAGTAATACCAGGCATCACAAAACTGCCTGTGCCAGCAACACCAAAAGTTAAATTTGCATTAGATGGAGTAACTATTGTGGAGCCTACAGCAGAAAGATCACCAACATTTACTATTGTTCCTCCTGTTATGCCTGAACCACTACCAACAAATGAAGTACCAGTTACAGCACCACCAACAATAACATTTTCATTGATATTGATACTTGAAGAATCATCTGAACTTATGCTTGTTCCACTTAATTTTATCCCTGCAAGTTTGACAGCGCCTGAGCCTGATGCAGTAAGTTTCAAATCAGCATTAGATTCATCAACTTGGATGTTGTTTTCAATCCAAGTCATTTGCACACTTTCTATTACGTTATCAGTGTACAGTTGTCTAAAATTGTGATTTATTTTGTTCCCTGCAGTCTGGATACTGTCACCAGTGCCATCGTTCCTGGTCACACCTACATTTATGATTTTTTGTGCTGTCATGTACGGGTATTTATTGGATTTTTAATATGATAAGCAAGCCTTAGCCTACGCTTACTTTGAGATCTGTGCCGGATCTAAACAGTCTACCGGCTACATTGGGATCTGACGTAGGTAATGCAGTAAAATTTATTTGTGCGTTTAACACAGTCAAACTGCCATCTACAACAAGGCCATCATTGATATTAATTGTGGTAGAATCTGAAGAACTAATTGATGTGCCATTTATTGTCACAGCACCTAAAACTATCTGTCCTGTACCGTTTGCTGTAATTGTTACATCACCATTGGTCACTGTACTTGTAATAGCAGAATCAGTGATAGATAATTTATCCACTTCAATAATACCTGTGCCGTTTGGCTGAAGTATCAAATTTCCGTTTGTTTTAGTTGGTGTAATCAACCCAGTGTCTAAGTCAGCTCCAACCAGACTGTAAAGCTCGTCAAAATTAGAATTAACCTTGAGCATGGCGCCTCTAAGAGTGTCGCCTGTGGCTGGATTTCCTGCTGTGCCTGTGTCTATGTTTTGTTTTGACATACTATTACCTATTTATTTTAATCTTACCATATTAATTTGTACTGATATTTATTAAATATTTGTGCAGTTATTATGTTCGTAGAAACACTCAAAACTCTCCGGCTTTATGAACGCCAAAGCAAACTTGGCATTTACCATTCCTTCAAAAGAAAAAGTACCCTTTATGTTTTTAAATGTGACTGTTGTGGTGTAATATTTTTAAGAGCAAGATCTAAGATAGATCCTATCAGAGCAACAAATGACTATAAACATGTTTGCCCAAACTGTGATTGTAAAAAGTTCGCACAAAAAATTGGTGTCAAAATGCGTAGCATTTACAGCCTAGATGCAAGTTCTACAAAGTTTCTGTAAGTATTAAGGTCGCAAAGAGAAAACAAAAAATGACCTAGGGTCTCTTGGATTTTCTATGAATTTTTGTAATTGTGCGTAGTGCGTACCGTACATATTTTTTTTACTATATTTTATATAGTGCGGTAATAGACTATTTCCTTTGATGTATTCTTTTCTGTTAATTAGATAAAAATTTGATTTAGGAAACTGTCTTGTTATTTGACAAAGTTGATACATCCATTCAAATTTGAGATATGCTTTCATATTCATTCTTTCCGGATAGTTGTCAGAATTTTTATATATGTTATTTTGTTTTCTAGAAGCCAATCCCATGTCTTGCCGCCATTGTTCAGCACCCAACATATCAAAAGCAATTACAAATATGTGTTTAAAACCTTTTTCTGCCGCGTCCAGCACAGCACTCATTCCAGAGCCACGTGCTTTAGAAAGATCTAGAGTTCTCCAAGTGTTACGTTTAGAGTCACCACCTACCCATGTTCTATAAATTCGCAAGCCCAAAGGCATGGCATTTGCAGGATCACCAGCAACCATGTAGTTCCATTGACTAATATCCTTTGGTCCAATTATTTCTGCCTTAAAATTTTTTTCTTTTTTTCCTTGAATTAATTCTTCGTACATGGGTTGATTGACTGCAAATATTTTGTCACAAAGGTCTGGCAAATCTCTGTAAATTGCGTTACAGCCATAAATTGAACCATGACTTTTCAATCTACTAAGGTCTCCAAAAATTTGACGGCTTTCTCCGTTGCCAATTACGAAACAAGTTTCATCTTTTATTGCCATCTGTTATACACCAAAAGATTCACCGCAACCACATCCTGCTGTTGCATTTGGATTGCTAATTTCAAATTGAGACCCAAAAACTTCTTCTTTCCAATCTATCTGGGTGCCTGCAACATACAACATGGATTGTGAATCAACCACAAAC